GGGCTCCGAAAACACGAAGTGAATCATAATAAGGAGACCAACGGCTATCGGGACTGTAGGTACTGTTAATATACTGTCCCAAGTCCTTCAGCTTACCGCTGCTTGTAACCGTTCGGACAAAGTTAGAAGCACCAGTTACACTCGGGTGTATATTATCCGAACTGACATTCGCGGCAATGTTACCCACCTTCAACGTTCTAATAACATTCGGGGCAAAGGCACTATCGATGAACGTGTATACGCTTGCTTGCGCAGATTGGTTCTCAAAAACGCCATCGGTCCAGATGCTCACTATCCCCGCCGCCTTGATAGTCGAATCAACGGTAACACAAATTGGCCTCCAAACCGCATCCGCTACGCCAAAGGCATATTCATTCCTGGGAATGCTTACCATAATAGTTTGTTGCGGGTGAATAACCTGGGTGATTTCTTTAAGACGCGTCTGCACGTCCCGTATACCGTCCGTAGGACCCCCTGAGATAACGATTCCTGGATAACGCCGTTGCAATAGGCCTCCTATAGAAACGTCCGTTGGCGTTGTATACCAGCCTTTACTATCAGTAAGAGCCATAGAAGTGGGTCCGTACGGAATGGTCGTGGTTATTGAAATACTATCAATAGTGACGGTACCGCCTAAATTGGCCCAGCCGAAGACGCCTGTATTCGGCACGTTCGGGGTGATGCTGTTGGTCGCGTTGGTCGCGTCATACTGGTAGACGGTCTGTGCCATAGCCGAGTCTGTTGTAGCATCCCGCACACTGATATACACCTTGTCGTAATCTCTTTCTATTGTACTGATGAGGTAATCGCCAGAGGTGTAGGCAACAGATGTCGGCGAGGTTGCCACATTGGTATTGGAGGTTCCCAGTAGCAGGGAGGCAGTACCGGTGCCGGTGGTCGTTGTATTAAAATACCCCATCATAGAAGACAGAGATGCCAGAACATTTGTAGAATATTGACCAGCCGCCAGACCAGAGGTAGAAGAAGACAAAGTACCGCTAACCTTGTATTTCGTAACGATCTTTACCCTTGGCAAAAGCGTACCGCCGTAGGAAGCCAGTTTTAGTACTTTATTATAAAGCGAATTGGTAGCAGCTCCAATGGTTTGGGTACCCCCGGTCATTTGTATCTTTCCGCCTACCACCGTAGCTTCGCCGCCAGTGCCGGTATAGGCAAAGGTCGTTCCGATATCTCCCGAAACCCAACTGTTGGCATTGTAGAGGATTCTTTCATTTGGAAGAAGTTTACGGGCAAGGCTATCAGCGGCAATATTTACTACGTTCCCCGCTCTCGACACATTAAGCCCTCCGGAAACGGTAGTTGAAGTGTCTGTACCGCTCCTTCCGCCAACTACACTATCCCAGAGCATACTTCCTGGAATTCCACCTTGTTTAGAGAACCAATATGCGGCTGTTCCGGGGGTTGGATTATTATTGTAGACCTTTTCGCCAGTGAACCAGGAACCCGTAGTTGGGTAAGCGTTCATATAAATATCTGGCTGAGAGACACTTACTAACGCCCAGATACTAATCAAGTCGCTCCTCATAAAAGTAGCCGTCTGATTAGATCGTAGAATCAGGCCGTTACTATCCAGGTTAGCAGGCAACCCTATATTACCACCAGTGCTCCTAAATTGAACAAAACCGTTCGTACTAGATGGATCGTAGGCCCGTATTGTTATAGTGTTCCCGGGAACCAAAGAGCTGTTTATGGTGTTGCAATAGAGGTTTTTTGCTGTCGTGACGTTTGTTACAATGTCCGTAAAATATCCAGTGTTTAAAGTATTAGCTGCTACGTTGACGTTTTGTCCGATAAAGGTCGTACTAACGGTATTGTTTGTCTGACCAGAAATTCCTTCCAGATGCGTAGGGCCAGCTGTGCCGGAAGGAGAACCAACAAATCGACCCGCAATAGGGTTGGGTGTCATTCTTGCAACGCTTATCCAAAGATTGCTATTATCATTTCCAAATACATATCTCGTGTTACCAACATTCGACAAATGCAAATCACGAAAGACCATTGTCGAGCTATTTGTCGCCCAGCAAAGAACGCTATCAGATTCGAAATAACAGTTATTAAAAGAAGTGCCTTGAGCATTAAATGTCTTTAGGGCTACATCAAATCCTTGAACTGACAGATTATTAAAACTATTTCCGCCGACTATCTGATCGTTAGAAGAAGTGCTGCTCACCAAATATATTCCCAATGTTCCGAGGACGCTCGGAGTTGGACCATCTACCTCGATATCATTGAAGCTAGTCTGATTAACCTGACCCTTCCATACGATCCCATGAGATGAAGTATCAGATGTACAATAGATGCGTATTTGACGGAAGGTTAAAAATTGATGTGCCATATCAAAAGCGCCATCAAAGCAGGTTAAATTAATTCCTGTACCTCTGAAATTAGTTACGTCCACATGATACATATCAAAATTCCAAAGTCCTCCTGTAGTCGCCCCTGGTACTGCTGTAAAATCAAATGCGTTTTGTCCTGCATTGGCTGCATTCGCCAACAAAGAAACGTCTGCCCAAAATATCTCATTCGATTGCCCTGGCCCTAAGCGTATAAAAGAAGATGCGCCTGCCGTACTGGCTACAAGCCTTGTACTTCTTCGAGATTCCCCTAGAATACAAAGATTGGCAGGATATATTAAGGAATCAACAATATAAGACCCTTTTGGGTGATAAAGCAGACTCCCTACAGAACTATTCCAAGCAAGCTGCATTCTTTGAGTCCAATTCACAGAAGCGCTACTATAAATACCCCAGAATGATATGTTTTTCCATCCGTTATAAACACGGAACCAGCGTCCAGAACCCCCGGTCGGTTTAAATACAGTCCCGGAATCTTCTGCCGTTGTGCTTGTTGATTTATAAACAAAGGCTCCGCCTGCAATTGTATCCGTAACTATTACAACCGAGCTATCATTTAATCCTGTCGTCGGGAAAGAATATAGTGCAGCAATCGATTTAAGACTCGTTACTGCCTTAGAGTAATCCGGTATATTTAAACTTCCGCTTGCGTACTGTGCGGGTCCGCTAGTTCCATTTGTCGAAAAAGATGTTAATCCGCCTCCGCCGCCTCCGCCGCCACTTCCGAGAAATCTAATCCATAAAGTCCCGTTACTGTAATCCCAGAACAAAGAGTCGGTAGACCCGAAAAAACAACCAGGGCAAGAACTTGCGGTTGGTCGGGTGGAGTATGGATTAGCGATTATTTTATTCGCATTTGCTCCATTTAAAACACGCTGTCCTATTTGAAAATATAATGCAGTTCTAGAAGTATCCGTTCTGTATTTAGGCTGTAGCGCGTTTGAAGAAGTTGTATCGTGGGTTGCAATAGTGAGGGCGCTATCGGCTGCGTACTGTGTCGCTGAGGCGCTGGTATCTCGAATGGATGGAAAGTTTATTTTATTTGGACTGTTATACGTATACGGAGCAACGCCAAGGCCAGTAGTTCTAAAAATAAATGTATCTACTCCGGTTAAAGAATTTCTGACCGCAGCTATTGAATCCGATAATCTTTTTATAGAAGAGTATGAAGTTGTACTATCTCCTCTTTTCAAGTATCTAACATCATTATAAGGCTGAGTGTGTATTCCGCCTCCCTGAGAAGTCGCAGTATCAAAGGCGCCGCCAGCCGACAAAGCGACTAGCTTCCATTTTCTATTCGTGGAATCAAACGCAAGTACATAACCATTTCTAGGGTTAGCAGATGTATCTACAAAAAGATGTTTCAGTGAATCCGAAGACCCTGTTCCGCCTCCACCACCGCCTCCTCCATATTTAAAGGCTACTCTTGATACCCCTTTGTAATAAACAATACTATCACCGGTCGCATTACTAGTTATAGAACCAACCCACCTTCCAATCGAGTCGGCAGGCGCTAGGGGTATATAGCCAAGTGCCGTATTTACATCTGCCTGGGTAAGGACTATTGCCCCTATTCTACCATTGAAACGTTGTACAGCACCAAGGGCCTTAAATGTTCTAAATGTTCCATTGACATAATAGCCGAAAGTACTATCGGTAATAGCATAGAGAGTATCTACATTTCTACGAGAACTGTCTCTTTTTGCACCGAACAAATTCATTAAATCAGATTGGCTAGTAATTGTTCCGGTTATATTCACACCCCATATTGCTCCCGATCCTCCGCTCCCGCTCACCGCAAACCATGTTCCGCCGCCGCTTTTCACGTACAGGGTAGTTCCTTTTGTAGCAATAGAACCGGCTGGAGCTGTCGACAACGTGTCTGTAGGGGGGGCAAACCCATTAACAACCTTCAAATTAAAGTACTGCCAATTTCCTGCAATTGGAGTATAGTTCTGGGCTTTAGCAATAAAAGACGCGATAAGAATAGAAGATAAGAAAAGTATTCGTTTCACGATGTGATTATTTTTGCGTAGATAATAAATAATGTTTCTCCGTTGTCTAATGTCGCGCCGCCTAATAAAGTAATAGTACCAGAAACGGAATTAAAACTCCACTCTGTTCCTCCAAGTGGTTTAATTTCTTTTTCGCACCAAAATACTCTATTCCCTTGCAATTCAACTAGCGATATGCTTGTAGTTCCGTCTGCATTAGACTTGAATTGAGTTGAAATGTCTTGTTCGTAGTATTTCATTTTGTCTTCATTTGTAGAAGTTCTGTTTCTTGTTGCGAATTTTTTACTGGACAAATTCGATTGCAATTTATTCTGATCCGCAATTAATGTATCATCGAATATGAATGTCTGTCCATTGTTGGGATAGGTGTTTATACTCGGGTATGCGTTATCCCTCATAATTTTCACAATATCATTGACACTTCCGTATGTATTATTCACTACATCCCAAATAGTACTATTCGATACAGATACGAAATTCTTAATAGCCATTAAGTCGCGTTTGGTTGAACAGTTAATTTTCCACTCGAATCGAATTTAACAACGGGAACAGAAACCGTATACAAATCGCTTTCGAGTTGTATTTTTATTTGCCTTGCCAATACTTGTTCTTGACCAGAAGAATTCAAATAATCCCTTATCCCAACTCCATCGCTAAAATTCTCCATCCACCAACCTGGAGAAGCGTTTATAGTGTCTTCGATATGTTGTGTATCAGATATATCCCAGACAAGGTCATTATCTTTTATTAGAAGATCGCCATTATTGTCTAGTTTAATATCGTACCTCGGGTCCATTTATCCTTGAGTTATGTTCACGTTTTCTATATCAGAAATTTGCGTCAATGTCGCTGTCTGGCTTTCTTGCATCGGCGTTATTCCTGTCGTTGTTCCTGTTTCAGGATGAGTATGTGAATTATACGCTGTTATAAAATTATTTAACAAATTTTCAATCTTGTTAATTCTTTCGACTAATTGCCCAACTATCACCAGACCGCCCAAATCTCCCCCTCGGAATTTTATTTTGTCCAACTCGCTATACGCTATTATAACCGGTTCCGTAAAAGTAGATAGAATAATTGTAACCGTGCTATCTAAAGCAGGTAAATTTAATATTCCATCATCAACAGAAGCCATTAGACGCACATTGTCCAGCGTATTTGCGGAGTTCCCGCCAATCATGGTGCAGACGCAGGTTCTATTTGTTTCGTCTACGCTATCAACATTTGCGTCGAGCAAGAATATTCTATCTTGCTTATTTGTTCCTGATAAATATTCTATCGCTTCTCTTATGTCTCTGTCGCTCATATATTTATTTTGAAGTCAAGATAAATTTTCTGCCTCAGACCGATCGTTGCGCCCCCCGTATAATCGACCCTCTTTACTTTAAATGTTCCATTTTGTTCTGGCAATACAGGGTTAACTATCCGAACATTATCGCCTTGTCGAACAAAAGGAAGTCCAAAAGTTGTAAAGCTCCCTTTCAGGCCGGTATAATAGTATTTGGTCAACTCGGCAATAGCCAAATCAGATAACTGCTTCACCGTTGTCGCACCTGGAAAAAACAAAGTTCTCCTTTCCCCTTCGTCATTTGGGTCTGCTCTTTCTCCTTTATTAACTGTTTTTACTGTCGTAATTCCATTTCTTAGCGTAACAAGGACTTCTAATCTTACTTTTTTTGTCTTTGCCTGTCCGTCCTTCGTAAATTTCCCTGTTGTTTCGACTATAGTATTTCTAGCGACAGCGGATAAGGTAAGATCGTCCTTCCTAACATATTCCAATTCGTCACCGTCAATAATATCTTTCTGAAAAGTAAAAGTCTTTGTTACGGCCTCTCCAGGAACATAAATCAATACTCCACACCTTAGTTCGTTTCCTCTAAAATAAGATTCGAATCCAAATGTTTTTTGTAGACGCTGTAATACTTGACAAGCTGATTCGTTGCCAATAGGAAATGATCCAAATGTTGTTTCTGTAAGAGGATTAAAAGTCAAATTCGTTCCGTATATAGAATTGCACCGGTTCACTAAATACTTCAATATTGCACTAAGCCCTTGTGATTTAGAGAATGTCATTGTTTCGACAGGGGTTTGCTTAAGAATCCACATATTGTCCTCTAAAGAAACCTCTATTGGTATTTTAGAAAAGACTTTACTGACAAATCCTGTAAAGACCGTATTTGTATTTGTTGTTTCTCTGCTCGCGTTCTTTGTGGCGAAGTATTTATATCCGGCAGAAATGACAACTTTATCACCACGAAGTATGAGCGGTGCAGAGGAATCAAAACCCCCTATATTAACATTCGTACCATGCAGAGGCCTTTGCTTTCCGAATTGATCCCGGAAGTATAGGTTTTTTGGAATGACTAATTTTCCGCTGTTTGTTAAATCCCTCCAACTATCGGATGCCTCAAACGATGTACAGAAATTCATGTTCACAACTGTTTTTCTAAGGGGCCAGTCCTTAGAGGCTTGCTGTGATATGGTTATATTTGATACGACTCTAAACATTTATAAATTTGTCAATTCGAGTTCTTGTTGTATATCAGACAAAAATGATAAAGAGAAGGTTTGATAAGAATAACTTCCCTCTTGTTCTCCGATCTCATAGCCTTCCAAGACAAGCCAATTAATACCAAGCGTTTGTAAATATTCGCTTGCGACCTGTATAGGTATAGGCGCGTCAAGCATTTTTTTCAAAGCATATATTTGATCCAAAGGGCGATTTCCGTTCTTTCCTGTCAATATACCGTTGACAGTTACTTGATAATCGTCTAAACCAATATACTCTTTTACCGTTCCGTCTCTGCCTTGTATTTCCGTCTTTATTATCTTTTTTGCCTGGGATACGGTTATGAGTACTGCTTCGTAGCGTAATTTATCCGGGCTATCCGTTTGAGAACCAAAAGATTTAAAGACTCCTTTGGTATTCGTTTCGTATTCTCCAAACAGGAACTCTATATTAGTATATACAGGTGTTCCTAATTGTGACCTATAGGATAGTGGTTCGTCTCTGGTATCCGTATTGTCTATATTGTAATCAGGAGATTTTTTTGTTGTAATAGGGGGGGTTCTTTGGAAATTTAGAGCTGTGACAATAACAACGCTATCGGGTATTCCAAATGCAGACCTTAAGTCACTCAGAGTATTTGCCATATTAATGATCCCCCACTATTTGAAAGTCGTTCACTGCCTCGGTTAGAGTTTGAACAACTATGTTTTTTAATTGTTTCGATCCTTCTTTTACGTTTGTGACATTGCTATTATAAGTATTTATAAGGTCTTTTATTGTCACATTTATGGTTATACTCTTGCTTCCCGTAGCCTTTGTTTTCGGTTCTTTTATAGCAGCGCCTTCTCCTAACGTCTTCGCCTTAACTGCTCCGTGCGGTATTAAACCGTCCTTTTTCTCTTTTTGATCTTTATCAAAATCGGCCATGCCGTCGTTGTATCCAGTCTTAAAAGCCTTACCCAGTCTATTTCCGGCATTAGAAACAGCATCGACCGTCTGCTCAAATCCTTCTATTATTTTTTTAGGGCTGAGCGTCAAAGCTCCCATGATTATTTTTCCGATACCCATAAATACGTCTCCGACAATTCTTGCGAACTCTTTTATTGTTTCCCATACACCCCATAATGTCGCCCTAAATTTTGCGAAGTGATTGTAACAATATATAACAGCAGTCGTGAGAAGGCCTATTCCTATAATGATCCAGGTAATGGGGGATACCGCCATTACTGCATTCCAGGCAGCGGTCGCGGCTGTTAAGAACCCGGTTGCAATAGCGGAGGCCTTTACAACAAGCGTATAAATACCCCATGCAGCAGCGGCGACACCCACCCCTATCGCAATAGCCTGAAGTAAATCCCTATGCTCTTTCATCCAAGTTACAGCCGATTTTATTCCATTTACAAACGCTTCTAATGCTGGTGTTAATAAAGAAAGGAATTTATCAGCAAGTTCTCCGACCATTATAGATAACTCGTGCATTGATTTTTCATAACGGAATGATACGTCCGCTTTAGCAGCCGCCTCTGCCGATCCTCCAAATTCTACATTGAGCTCTTTTATTATAAGTTTTTGCCTTTGAAGTGTATCAGTAACAGTCTCGAACTTTTTCTTTAACTCTTCTACATTCACCCCAACCCTATGCAATGCGCCCAGACCGGCTACGGGGTCTTGTAATGCTTTGCCGAGCTGTAAAGCGGCAGAAGAAGCGTCTGTTTTTAATCGAGTAGCCATATTAAGAACGGCTTCTGACGCATCGTTGAATGTATCTTTTGTGACAGAAGTAAATGTCAGAAGTATAGATTGCATATCTTCTACTTGCGCCTGGGAAAACTTTAAATTATGAGAGAATCCTTGAGCGCTCGATTGCAATTCTTCAAAAGTAAGCCCAGCGGCACGGCCGGTTGATTCTAAGCCTGCCTCTAACTGACTATTTGCAAATTCTAGTTTTTCCCATTCTTCTTTAGCTTCTTTTACAAACTCTATTCCCTTAAATATGGCAAATGATATACCGAAGGCTTCAGCGACATGCAAAACTCTCTCACCAAGACCTTTCATTGTCTCAGACAGGTGTTCGGTATGCTTTGTCGCCTCTTGAATCTTTGGAGAAAGACCATCTTTTAAAGAGAGTTCGTATTGTACGTTTTCGCCTTGCATTACGTAAATGAGACTTGATGTATTGTTTCTAAATAATATTGAGTGTAACCCCAATATCTCGCGAAATCATCTTCCGATAATGTCAAAGGGTCAACACGAAAAACGCCGAAAATCAAAGCGTTCATCCTGTCGACCCCTATACCGTCCCTTCTTTTAACTTCGTAGGACTCTAGTTTTTTTTAAAATGATTCTCGAGTCTTTTAACAAGTCCAAGGCATTCGTCGACAACCCCCATTTTATACCGATCACAATCCGGGCTATCTCCATATGTTAGAGCGTCAGAATGTTCCCGGATAACGCAGGATTGTCTCAACTCTTCGGCAGCACTGTAAAAGCCAATGGTAATAGACTTGTCCATGACACGAATTTTCGTATCATAGCTTGGTTCTCTTAAATAACATACCCTTCGTATAAGCGTGTCGGGTTCTATTTGAACAATCGGGTGAACCTTTGAAACTCCGTCAAGAGATTTTGCTATTCTGTCGGCCTCTTCAGAATAGAATTCTATTTCTTTTTTTGTGAGTGTTTTTGATAAATGTTCCTTCTCCATATATGGTTTGGTTTTTTTCATTCAACTACCTATCGATTCCGCCGATAATAAGAGGAATTTTTATGGTAATTTTCGTATCCCCCGATTTTGATTCCATACCCTCTTCTGTAAATTCGCAGTAACGAAGAACGTCTTTTGTTACCAGGACACCGCTACCAGAAAATGTCACAGGTATGTCGAATGGAGGAATTTGAGTTGGATCACGGTTCGGGGACTGGGCTATAATAGCCTTCCAGGTGTCCATGTACAATTCGAGATCGCCATCGTATTCGTAATTTCCATAACCACGACTGACAGGCTGCTGCCCGGCTCCGTAGTTATTTTTCTTCTCTTGTTTGCGCTTATAGTTTATTCCCATAATTCCAACAACCGGTACTCCAAAAAGAATAACCGATATGTTAGCCCAAGAATAATTTATACCATTAACAACCGGGACAGGCATGTTTAATTTATTTTAGGAGTGAATCCAATCGGAACTTCGATGATACGAGCAACGCCGTTTATTACGAGTTGTACAGAAATAACGATCTTGCTCGTTGATAATACGTTTTGAGAAGGGTTAATTACGACTGCATAACCACTTAATTCTCCATCTCTTACCATTTGAGCTAGCGGCCCTTCTGCTTGTGTTTCCAAATAAGCTATTGTCGTCTCGCTTAATGTCCCGTCAGATGCATTCAATTGTAATGGTCCGTTAAGGGATGGCAACAAGGTTGTATAAATACCTCTGATTGCCTTGTCGATTGTTCTGTTGTTCTCAAGTTGAGCGTAATCAGAATTTGAAGCAATTGCGCAATGGCTGTCGTTAAAATAGGAGCCGGATATACCAACAAACTTTTTCGCGAACACATATCTTCTATCATTCAAAGAAGATAAAAGATTGTCGCTTATAGAAGTAGAAAGTTGTCCATTCGCAAATGCAAGCACTTCCATTTCTGCTCCATTACTTAGGTTACATTTTTGAACCCATGCAATAGACTCAGAGACTTTTACAAAAGCTGCTTCTCCGAGTTGTGTACCAAGGCATGGTACAGATTTTCCGCTTGTCAGATAGAGAAAATACCCCTGGCCCCCGCCATCCATGCCAATAACGGACATTGATTTATTTGCAGCCAATGTGCTCAGATCTGGGAGGGTGCTGATATCAGTAGTTCCTGTAAGATCAGCCGCATACAAAGCGCTGAGCGGCTTGTGTAATGCATCATTCGCCTTGCAAATGCCATCAATAAGGGTAAGGTCAGCCGTTGCAAATGCACTGGCAGAATCTTTTAAAACACCTATTTGACGCAAATTGCCATTCGCAAATGATTGCATACTGGTAATTTCCGAGAAGGTGTAAGGGGCTGGGATCGCAAAGAATCCAACATACAAAACCCCTTGATTTTGTATGCGGAAAAATTCGCTTATCATGTAATAGAAAAGAGCGAATTTGCTGAAAACTCCTCCGGTAAACTGAGTGATCGTACCCGCTATTGCACCTGTTATTGTCACGATAATAGGGGTGCCAGTATTCAGATATACACCGAATTTCTTTGGGGCTGTAATAGTGAGGGTTGCAGTCAAGAAGCTTGCAGAATATCCGTGCGTTTGAGTTCCGGCATTGATTGCAGCTGCAATGCTCGCACCAAGAAGTGCAATGCTCGAATCAGATGCTTGTTTTACATAGGAGGCAAGAAGCGTTTTTTGAGGAACGCCCTGTGCGCTAATATCATTGACGAAAATAGAAATAACATCTCCGGTTGCACCAGCAGCCGTAATAAGATAAGAACCGACAGCTCCAGTTCCATCAGAGTAGTCGTTAAGAATACCAGCTGTTACCGCGTCTGCGGTCTGGTAAAGAGCCTTTATCCGGTTTGTTGTCGTAAATCCAGAAGGCAAAGAGCCGGTATAAAAAGTCATACCAGAAATAAAATCTTGCCCAGCTAAGGGACGACCTAATCCTCCCTGACCCTTAATGAATTTTATATCCGGTAGTGGCATTTATTGTGTTTTTTCTTCTTTCTTTAATTTTTTCCCAAACGATTCAATTACCTTGTTCGCCTTCTCAAGATCAGCCTTCAATTCTTCGTTTTCCTGCGTCAAAAGACTGTTTTCCTCTTCCAGTAATTTGTATTTCTCTGAAAGATTGTTTTCGTCCTGAACATCCATAGGTGGTTTAATGCCGTACAAGTCGGATTTTTCTTTGTCGGTCAATTCTTCCCAATACTCGATAACATCTTCTGCGTTCCTTTCTATGGGATGCATCGGGGAAGCGTTTAGGCTCCATTCTTTTTCCTTTTCGTCGAACCAAACCTTTTCTATTGTTGGGTCTGATTTAAGACGATTTACAAGATATTCCATATGTTTGGTTTTATGCCTGAATAGAAGTTCCTTTCAGAACCCATCCTGTACCGTTGAAAGTAAAATTTGCTGTTCCAATCTTCGAAGCAGTAACAGAGAAGTTCGCAGCAGAGGCGATAACGCCGGTTCCCCAAGTAATAACTCTCGTCGTTGCGTCAGGAGTGATTAACATTTCAATTGTATCGCCAATGTACGGAGAGGTTGTAGATGTTCCTACAGCAAGATTGATAGTCGTAGCAACTGCGACAGACAGGTCAAATAGGGTATGGGCAGCGTTGGGGATAACTGCAAGATTTGAAGTAGCGGTGACTGCCAATTTTTGGTAGTCCCTTTGGGCAGCTCTTCCCGTGTTATCTGTATTTTTTGCTCCTGAAAACCTTGGTACTGTAGCCATGACTGATAATTAAAAGAAGTTTATGAAATTGGTCCCGTTTTTGGCGGGACCTTATTTTTTATGCGTTGAAAGAACTCGATACCAATGTAGTGTACAAGAAGATTTGTTCGCTGAAACCGTACTGAACATCATACTTCATCAAACCCTTCAGGAAAAACAATTCGCTGTTATTCTGAAGTCTTTGCAATTGAAGGTTGTTGTCTTCTGTGCTGTTCATGCCAACGTACAGGTTAGAGCTCGTATCGGGCAATCCTTCGCAGAACACAATTGTATCGTCTGCGATACCTGCCAGGGGAACAATTTCGTACCCTTTGAATTTGTTGATACCGCGATCCGTTGTATTCACTCCTTTAAAAGTCAAAGAAGTTGTAAGGAAGGTATCGTAAATCTGTTCCGTATTGATCGAAACAAAAAACTTCATCCTTTCGTAACGAGAAGGTCTGGAAAGAAGGGCTTTCTTCGTAGTTGCTGCAAGTTGAAGGCAAGCATTTAGGGCATCTACGATATTGTAAACGCCGCCACCGGAAGGAGCTGCTGATAAAGGCAGTGGGGCGGATACTTTTGGAATGGCTGCATCGTTCACCATTTTCTTCAAAAATCCGTCGAAGAATTTAATCTGACCGTTGCCGCTGGTTCCAATAGGGGCTGTATAAGTTGTGGACCCCATCCAAATAC